GCAAAAGGTTTTATCAAAGGATTAGATGGTCGCAAGATATATATTAGAAATGCACACGCATCTTTGAATAGTTTACTTCAAGGCGGTGGCTCAATCGTAATGAAGAAGGCATTGATTCTATTGGATATGAATGCCAAAGATGAAGGTTTAGATTATAAGTTTGTTGCCAACATACATGATGAATGGCAAGTCGAAGTAAAGAACGAACACGCAGAAGAGTTTGGAAAGATTGCAGTACAAGCACTTAAAGATGCAGGTAATTATTTTAATATGAACTGTCCTTTGGATGGTGAATACAAGATAGGAGAAGACTGGAGTGAAACACACTAATAAAAAAATTAATCCAAGTAGAAAGGGAGACTTTGCTGAATACTATGCAGTCACATGGTTATGGGATAATGGTTATGAAGTTTTCCAAAACTCAGGCTGTTCAGGACCAGTAGATATGATAGCTATGAAAGACGATAATTTAACATTAATAGATGTAAAAACATTTTGTAAAAGAGCAGATAGAAATGACAACACAGACATCAGCAGCACACGCACAAAAAAACAAAAAGAACTAGGTGTTAAAGTTTTAGGTTTTGAACCTGATTCAAGAGAACTTAGATTTATAGAGCATAAGACATGAAAAAGAAAACATTAGATACACTCGTACAAGATATATACGACAAACTTGATACCCTTACAGAAGGCAAATCATTAAATGTTTCAGAAGAAACTGCCGATGCATTTGGTGAAGCAATGAAGAAAGCTTTGTTGCATTGGTCAGCAGAACATCCTGTTGATAAACCTACTTTAAGAATGTCAAATGTAGGTAAACCCAATCGTCAGCTTTGGTATGACATGAAGTCTGAAAATAAAAAGAATAATTTTACTGCACCAGTACAACTTAGATTCTTATATGGACATATCTTAGAAGAAGTTGTTTTATTCTTAGCTCGTTTAGCAGGCCATGAAGTAACTGATGAACAGAAAGAAATTAAAGTATCTGGTATCAAAGGACACATGGATTGTAAGATTGATGGTGAAGTTATAGATATCAAGACTGCATCAGGTTTTGCATTTAAGAAATTCAAAGACGGCACACTGCCTGACGATGATCCGTTTGGTTACATGGCTCAGATAGCAGGTTACGAAGAAGCAGAAGGTACACAGCATGGTGGCTTCCTTACTCTTAACAAAGAAAGCGGAGAACTTGCTTTGTTTAGACCACAAGAGTTAGACAAGCCTAATATTAAACAAAGAATTAAAACACTTAAAGCTCAAATAAAGAAAGACACTCCGCCTGAATTGTGTTATAATCCAGTACCTGATGGTAAATCTGGTAATATGAAAATTGCTAGAGGTTGTACTTGGTGTAGACATAAGTTTGTTTGTCACTCAGATTCAAACGATGGCGAAGGCTTAAGAGTTTTTAAATATTCTAAGAAATTAGAATACTTGACAAATGTTGTAAAACTTCCACGAGTAAGAGAGGTAACAGATGAATGGAAAAAAAGTTAAGAGGCTACGTAAGAAAGGTAAAACCTTGTTAGTTGAATGGCTGCATTCTTTATTACCTAACGAAGAAGATAAAAAAGAAATCACAGTTGATAATCTTGAGTCTTATCTTTCTGACCAGACACATATTTATGTAAACAGAAAGTTTTTACTCAGTGCTTATTCTCTTAAATGGATTTATAAAAGAGTTAAAAGAAACCCTGACTTAACTTTTGAACAACTACAAAAAGATTTAGACAGAGAACAAAGAACATTCGATACAATAGAAAATAATTTATACGATTTATGAACATGACAAATGATAACCCTCAAGATACTTTAGAGATAGATGTTAATTCTATTCCTTTAGATGAATTAATTATTGCAATAGGCGGTGTTCTTTTTTCTGGTGCAGAGCTACAGGAAATAGATACCAGACTATTAGAAAAACTTATAGACTTATTAGAAACAGAAATAAACCTAAGAGAATTAGGTATGGACATGCCTGTTGACGAAACAGTACATTAACATGAAAAGAAAACCAAGAAAGAAAAGACCAATAGAAAAAGGATTACCTAAAGGATATGATTCTAAATGGGAGTATGATCTACACCAAGAAGAACTACAACATTGGGAACATCATAAAGGAATTATTGAGTATTCAATCCCACATAAGTATCATCCTGATTTTATTCGTATCTTAGAAGATAAAGTTATATACTTAGAAGCAAAAGGAAGATTCTGGGATTATGCTGAATACAATAAATATAAATGGATTAAAGAAGTATTGCCTGAAGAATGTGAATTAGTATTCTTATTCTCTAATCCTTCAGCACCTATGCCAGGAGCAAAAAGAAGAAGAGATGGTACAAAAAGAAGCCATGCTGAATGGGCCTCAAAGAATGGATTCAGATGGTTCAGCGCAGAGAGTTTACCTAACAATTGGAAAGAAGAGGAGAAAGACTAATGGAAGAACTAATGGAACAAGCACATAAAATAATGGATGAACAATACAAGTTCAATGAACATAACACAATCGAACAAATAAAAAGATATATAGACAGTACATATGAAAGACACTATGGCTATGGAAAGTATCAAGCAACAGATGTTATAATAGATGCAGGATATGGAGAAGCCTTTTGTATAGGAAACATAATAAAATACGCTATGAGGTATGGTAAAAAACCTAATCCTATTACAGGAGAATATAGAAACCAAGCAGACTTATTAAAGATTATTCATTATACTATAATAGCAATACATCTATGGACAGAGGAGAAAACAAAAAGTGAAACAGATTAAACTACCTACAACCTATCAAGAGTTCATACATCTTAGCAGATATGCTAGATGGAACGAAGATACAGGAAGACGAGAGACTTGGCAAGAGACAGTTGCAAGATACTTTGACTTTATGCAAGAGCATTTAAAGAAGAATAACGATACAGATATAGCAGACATGCGACCACAACTAGAACAGGCTGTGCTTAACTTAGACATAATGCCAAGCATGAGAGCTTTAATGTCAGCAGGTACAGCTTTAGAACGAGACAACGTAGCAGGATTCAACTGCAGTTATGTAGCTGTTGATACTGTTCGTGCATTTGATGAAACACTTTACATTCTTATGTGCGGTACAGGTGTTGGCTTCAGTGTTGAGAGACAGTACATAAATAAACTTCCTGATCTTCCTGAAGAGCTACATCCTACAGATACTATAATTAAAGTAGCTGATTCAAAGATTGGATGGGCTAAAGCTTATAAAGAACTTATGTCTTTACTTTATGCAGGACATATTCCTCAATGGGATCTCAGTAATATTCGACCTCAAGGCGCAAGACTTAAAACCTTTGGTGGTCGTGCAAGTGGTCCAGCACCTTTGGATGATCTCATGCATTTTACTGTAAATATTTTTAAAGATGCACTCAGTAAGAACCAAAAGAAACTTGTATCAATTGATTGCCATGATTTAATGTGTAAGATTGCAGAAGTTGTTGTAGTGGGTGGTGTTAGACGTAGCGCTTTAATCTCACTCAGCAACCTCTCAGATGAGCGTATGCGTAATGCTAAGTCAGGTTCTTGGTGGGAGCATAGTCAACACAGAGCATTGTCCAATAACTCAGTAGCTTATACAGACTCAGCAGAAATGGGAGCATTCATGCGTGAATGGTTATCGCTGTATGATTCTAAAAGCGGTGAGCGTGGTATCTTTAATCGTCAAGCTGCTGAAGAACAAGCCGCTAAGAATGGAAGACGAGAAGAGTACAAAGACTTTGGATGTAATCCTTGCAGTGAAATAATACTACGCAACAAGCAGTTCTGCAACCTAACAGAGGTTGTTGTTAGACCTAACGATACTTGGAACGATTTAGAAAAAAAAGTAGAACTGGCTACTATTCTCGGTACGTTTCAAGCAACACTCACTAACTTTAGATACTTAACAAAAGCTTGGAAAGATAATACAGAAGAAGAAGCATTATTGGGTGTTTCTCTTACAGGCATTATGGATAATATAAAGATGTATCAAGGAGATAACTTACCAAGAAGATTACAAAACTTTAAAAATGTATCTGTCGCTAAGAATAAAGAGTGGGCAAAGAAATTAGGAATCAAACAATCCGCAGCAATTACTTGTGTTAAACCTAGCGGAACTGTTAGTCAGTTGGTTGATAGTGCTAGTGGAATACATACAAGACATAGCGAATATTATTTGAGGACTGTTCGTGCCGATAAGAAAGATCCTATCGCACAGCTCATGGTTGATCAAGGAGTGTATCACGAAGATGATATTACTAAGCCTGAACATACTTTAGTATTTTATTTTCCAATCAAGTCTCCTAAAAAATCTTTAACAAGAATAGATCTTTCAGCTATAGAACATTTAAAAATTTGGAAAACTTATCAAGATCATTGGTGCGAACACAAGCCTTCAGCCACTATCTCAGTTAGAGAATCTGAATGGTTGAAGGTTGGCGCATGGGTATGGGATAACTTCGATAGAATATCAGGAGTTTCGTTCTTGCCTTATGCAGATCATTCCTACCAACAAGCACCTTATCAAGAGATCACAGAAAATGAATACAAAGAGTGGATGAATAAGACTGTTCACGATATAGATTGGAATTTAATTACAGATTATGAGAAGGAAGACATGACTGAGAACACTAAAGAACTAGCCTGTACTGCAGGTGCATGTGAGATAATATAATGGAAGCAACCTTACTCACTTTTAAAATTGTACTAGATTCTAAAGGAAACATAGTATCTGATCTTGGAGGACTACCTATGAAAGACATCGACAAAGTTTTTAGAAATAAAGAAGATGCACAGGTTATCAAAAAGATTGTACACGAAGGCACAATAAAACTTCAAGGCATTCATAAGTATCTTGAAGATGAAATAACTGCTGTTCAATATGTTGACTAATTTGCCAACGGATTATCATTCATATTTTTTAAACTTCTTACATCATCGTAAATAGAATCAACACTTGCATTGATACCTGCAACACTTGTCTGTAACACAACAATGTCATCTTTAATGGGTGTTAAATCTTGTGTCTCTATGTTCAATGATTTAATTTGTTCGCCAACAGCAACCACATTCTTATCTAATACTGTCATTTGATCTGCCAAAGTATCTATCTCATTTATATATCGAACCATCTTAGATTCTAAATTTTCTATACGATTAACGTATGTTGCACCTGTATAGCCAAACCCTGCTAGAGTACTAACAATACCAGCCAGTGCAATTATTTGTGTTGTTTTATTTTGAAACCAATCCATTTTATTTCTCCATTATTATAAGTTAGGTTGTAAATCTTGCAAGGCTTTTAATCCATTCAAACTATCTGAATACATTCCAAAGAATGCTTGATTGTTATCAGGCATCAAAGCCGACATGTAAATATCTTTAGGCTCATACCATGCAGAAGCCTGTGGCATAGCTATCTGTTTGTATGCATCAAATCCCGGAACTGTACCCATGTACGCAACAAGCTGTGT